AGAGTTGTATCATAATACTACTCCATATTGTTGCAACCTTTTCTTAGCTAAATCAATATACCATTGTTTATCTAGATTCTTATCTATCTCCTTTCCGTTTATATCCCCATTGTCGATAAAACACCTATCGGGAGAATTTCCAAACTGTTCTATTGTAGCTCCCTCCTTTTTTAATTTCCCGAGATAGGTGTCATGAGGATTTTTAGATGCAAATACGCGATAACATTTTTCAGCATAGTATTTGCCGTTATGCCACACCCTCCAATATTTACCGGAGAGCTTAAATACTTTTTGGAACATTTTTAATTCTTTACAATCCTCTACCGTCTTTTCTATAGGGGTTGTCTTCGTCATATAATCCACCATCGCTTTATTGACAATTGGCAAATCATAATCAATTGGAGAAAGAGCTTTCGTATATGACCCTTTAGTTTTAGTTTTTCCATTAGGAGCGACCAACAGGTAATTGTTCACGTCTTTCTGGAATACCTTTTTATAGACGTCAAAGCCCATTCTCATCCCTGTGCGATGTTCCCATTCCCATACAACATCGTCACATAGCTCATAATATTTGAGCGAAGGAATTTTAAACAAAATACCATCTGTGTTAGACTGAATTAATTGAAACCCTGGTACTTTCTGTTCTAGTTTTTCGATTAAATCTACTAGAAGTAGCTGACCATTTATACAAATCGCATTGTTATCTCTTGGATCAAATAATGACGAACAGGTATCTTTGAGCTGACCAGAAATTGCATTATCCGCGATTTTATAAGGAAGCCTAGCCGCCTTATTCCCTAATGCCTTGAACCTAAGATTTTCTTTATGAATTTTTTCAAAGTTCTCAGGATTATCCATATTACGATATCCGAACTTATATCTTAGCTGCAAACTAGGATAATAAGCCGTAACGTCGGCCATGATATAAATTCCCTCGCCGTAATATTTTTTTATAGCACCATGTGCTCCTCCCCACGCGAATGTGTGAGGAACTCCTGCAACGTCTGTTTTTTGCCGTTTAGAGTAATTTTGATTTTCGGGCTTTTTATACCAGTCTGCGATATATTTATATTTGGTAAGTCTTAAAGTATCAACTATAGGAAATTCAAATTCATCATCAAACTTTAATCCTTTGCCTCCAAGGATTTTTGCAACCCGTTGGGCACCCGTCTTGCCTATATATGACAAAGGCAGATTAAAGATTTTGACCAAACCTACAGCAGCATCAAATTCGGCTTTTCTATTTGCAAAAACCTCCATGGTCTGTTCTACGTCATGGGTACAATATTTAAATGTTTCTTCTATTTCCTTTTCTGTGAGCGGCCTGTCGATATCAAAAGGAACCGAAGTTTCTTCAATATCGTTTCCCATGAATGCCTCCAACGGTTTTAGTCCTGAATCATTTCTCAGCATCACATCAAAATTGATCATTTGGATTTTTTTAAATAATGATGAAAATCGATACCCATTCAGGTTTTCGGCAATGATGTAATCACTTACCTCTTTTGGATTCATATCCAGAAGAAGCGCTTTCATGATAAATTGGTCATATCTCCTATTGTTATAACCGATCCAGATTTCTTGGTCATGCTTATCAAAATAATCTTTAAGCCTTGTTTTATCATCGGCAATTTTTGTTACAGTTTTTTCTATAGGATTGATAATAACTACTAACCAGTTATATTTAAAAACCTCAAAATCATAGAAGTTAAAAATTGCACTCACCTCCTTTTATAAATTATATTGTGCTATATGCACATTTAACATTGGCATGTCTAATAAAGTGGATTGTGCAAATTTTATAAAAATGACCGGTCAGCTCTAGTAACCAACCGGCCATCAGATAAAATATAATATTTTAGAATAATATAAACTTATTCAGCTTCAAAAATTTCTTCTACATGAATTGAATTAAACGCATCGGGATGATATTTAACCTTATACTCTAAACCTTCAATGTCTTCTGCAATATCGAGGACGAGCTGATCAAACTGGCTATAACTTTCAAATGCAACAGGGCCAACGTCTTCAGTAGGGCCAAGAGATTCAAGAAAACCAACTGCCGAAGAAATCATGGCAGCATCGTTTTTTGTGCCGTAAAGAACCCGGTTCATAAATAACTTATGCTTTTTAAACTCACCATCCAAAATGTTAAACTGAGCTTTAAGCATAGGTCTTCCATCTTTTGTGGTTCCGATTTCCAGCTTATCCACAGACGTCATGTACTCGCCTTCTGGAATATCAGGAAAATCTCCCGTTCCTCCATTTTTCTTTGCCTCCTCTACGTTTTTCTTGAGTTCGGCCAAGTTTACCTGGTTATCAAACTGAGAAAAATTCATTTTTAATCCTCCTTATGATTACACTCTTCTTCTGCGTCTGCGGACAGGCGTTTCTTCCTGAGTCTTAGATTCTGCGGGAGCTTCTGTGGGAACTTCTTCGCGTTCTTTTCTTACGGGGATATCATTAAAATCTACTTCCTCATCGACACCCTCTGGAATATTTTCAATTGACTTATTAGCCGCATCCATTCTTTCTTTTTCAGCTTCTGCGGTCAAATTTCTTCTCCTTCTTGTAGGTGTAGGTGTAGGTGTAGGTTCTTCCTGAGAAGGGGTGGGTTCTTCCTGAGAAGGAGTAGAATTTTCTTCTACAGGTTTTTCATCAGCCGTCTTTTCTTCCGGCACGTCTTTAACTGGTTCTTCCTTAACTCGTCTTCCTCTTCTTTTTCTCTCTTCAGGCTTTACATCATCCTTGCGTGCTGCTCCGTCTTCTGCCTCCATCTCCGCATCAGATTTTGCTCCATCAAATGCATAATAAGATCTAATTTTGTCATCTACATATTTCAGATCGTTATCAATAGCATATGTAGGAAACATCCCTGCAGGAGATTTGGTAGTATCTTTTCCATTGTTTTGCGTAACAAAGCAATATTTTCCATCTGACACATTTGTCTTAAGGACAATAGTACTCATTCCCTCAAGATTGATTTTTTCATCAAGGAGACGTCCAATCGTTTTAAGCCTTTCTGTGCCTTCTGCATCGGTATCAGTATGGCACAGGATATAGACAATGACATCTCGCGGAAGTGATGTTACACATGTAGCAATATCCCACGCGTGGCGGGCAATCTCTGTGAATTTATCATAGCCACGCTCCATAGCCCTGCGCATAAACTCATTTGCCATTACATATTGGAAATCATCAACGACGATCCGCTTATACCGTTTAGAAAATGTCCTAATGTGCTCAACGATTTCGGATGAATCGTCGCAAGTTACTGCTTCAATTCGCTCAGCTCCCTTAAAAGGAAGAATCTTTCCTTGAACATTGACTACAGCGATCTCGCCTTTATCAAAATTTCTAAGCGAATAGCTCTTACCTGTCCCAGATCTTCCAAGAATATAAACCAACTGTCCCATTACATATCCTCCTTATTTTCATATAATTCTTCAGCAGCATAATGTTCTCCCGGGATAAGTGGAAAACCTCTACCGCATATGCAACAAGTTACCATTCCTTTGATCTTATTTATTCTTTTTACCTCCATTTCGGTTACTTGAATTCCTCCTTTCTTAAATTTTATGTCATTTATCCTTCATCTTCAGTCCGCTTGCTAACAGAATCTCCACAGGCTCCGTCAGACGTGCAGGTATCATTCCACATGTCGTAGTCAGCGCAACCAAAACAAGGATTACCCAGATTACAACGCTTGCAATCATGGCCTCCATATTCTTCACATAATTCACACGGGTTCATATCTCCCAATCCTCCGGTGCTACATCATCGCAGGTAAAAATGCATCCCTTGTACCTTCCGATATCATGGTACTTACAGCCTATACAATCGTCTCGCTGTGCCTCGCAGTACTCCTTTACCGTTTTTGCTAGATCGGCGTCCTCTAGTGCCCCCAGCACCTTGAGCGTGTCGATCGCCGGCCCTATGTTCCCATTTTGCAACATGTCTGCGATCATGGGGATAACTGCATTGCAGACGTCCTTATAGCGCACCAGCTTAATGCTCATCTTTTCTCCCTTCCGCTCCATCTGCTGCAATCATCGCTCCATAATTTAAACGATTCACCTGCCTTTGTCCCCGACTCTTTTAATTGCTTTACATATTGAATTGCATCTTCCTCAGCAAGGTCACATGGCTTATCCGTTTTGTCAATATCCCAATCCTTAAGCAACATATCTAGGTTTTCATCATTTTCTACTTCCATGATTTCTCCACAGTTTGAAATATATCCGGAACCACTTCCAATATCTGTAAAAATATATCTCTTTCCATCTAGTTCAAAACAGTATCTCGTGTCCCAATAATATCCATCATCATATCCTTCTTTTTTGATTAACTTGTACTCACTCATTGCCATTCCCCTCGTCCATCTTCGCACCACAATTCGGGCAATAGTTTGATGTAAGTTTTAAGCTTATAAAG